ACCTGCCCGACACCGTGCGCGGCGAGGAGCTGCGCGTGGCACTCGAACGCGGCGATCTGTCCGGCGAGATGTCCTTCGGCTTCTTCGTGGTCGAGGACTCCTGGAACAAGGACAGGACGCAGCGCCTCGTGAAGCGCGCGCAGCTTGTCGAGATCAGCGCCGTGACCGACGCGGCCTACCCCCAGACCAGTTCGAGCCTGCGGAGTGTGTCCGCGGCCTACTCCGATGCCGCGAATCTGCGGCTCGCACTTCATTTCAGAAGGATGGCAGACCATGGATGAGAACAACGAGCTGCACGAGATGCAGCGTCTGACGCACCAGTACCGCAACAGCCTCGCCGCCTACGAGGCGCGCACCGGGCGAACGGGCCAGCATGTCGATTTCAAGGGCAGCGGCGAGGACAAGCAGCTCTTCGCGCGCATGGACGCCGACCTCACCGCCATCGAACTGCGCGCGCAGCTCAAGGCCACCGAGGAGCGCCTTGCGAAGTTGGAGTCGCAGCCGACCCTTGAGTCTCGCGCCACCATCGCGCGCGGCGATGCCAACGACCCCGATAGCGCGGCCTACGCGGCGCGCTGGCTGAAGGCCGTCGTGACGGGCAACCAGAACGAGATTCGCGCGCTGACGCTCGGCAGCACCAACGCCGGAATCCCGACCGACATGGAACGCCGCATCGTGCAGAAGCTGCAGGATGCGAACGTGCTGCGTCAGATCTCCGTGGTCACGCAGATCGACTCGAAGCGGACCATCCCCGTCGAGAACGCGCTGCCGACCACCGCGCTCATCGGTGAAGCCTCGACCATCACTGCGAGTGATCCGACGTTCAGCGCCGCGATCTCCGTCGTGCCCTACAAGTACGCCACCCGCGTCCTGATGTCGCAGGAGTTCATCGAGGACGCCATCGGCAACGGTGGCCCCGGAAGCGCGCTCGACTACGTCGCGCAGAAGTGCGCGCTCTCCATCGCGCTGGCGCAGGAGTCGGCCTACACCATCGGCACCGGCAGCAGCCAGCCGCAGGGCATCACCGCCGGAGTCGCGCAGGGTGTCGACCTGGGCGCTGGCGTGGCGCTCACCTCCGTGACCGCGGACAACCTCATTGACGCGGCCTACACCGTGAAGCCCGTCTACCGGAACAGCCCGCGCTACCGCTGGCTGATCAGTGACACCTTCCTCCGCACTGTCCGCAAGATCAAGAACACCGTGACCACCAGCGGCCAGCTGGAGTACATCTGGACTCCGGGCACGGCGACCGTCAACGCGCTCGTGGGTGGCATGCCCGCGACCATCGCGGGAATCCCGTACAGCGTCGGGCAGTACATGCCGACCACGACTGCGGACAACGCCGTCTACGCCGTCGTCGGTGACTTCAACTACTTCGAGATCTTCGACCGCACTGGGATCACGTCGATGCTCGACCCGTACTCGAACGCGGCCACGCACCAGACGAACCTCATCCTGTACACGCGGACCGACAGCAAGGTCATGCTTCCGGAAGCCTTCGCGTACATCCGCGGTTGATCCCCCATCTCCTTGGTCCCCGCCCCCGAAAGGGGGTGCGGGGCTTTTCCCATGTCAGTACCACTTTCCACCATCAAGTCGGCCCTGAAGATCGACTATGACGATGACGATGCGGACCTGATCCGCCTTCGTGAAGTCGCCCAATCGGTCGTGGAGCGCCGCACGCAGCTCAAACTGCAGCCCGGCACCGAGACGCTGTATCTCGCGGAGTGGAAGACCACGCTCATCCCAGCCTTTCCGTTCAACGGCATCACACACGTGAGGTACCAGAACAGCTCGAACGTGCAGACCACGATGTCGAGCGGTGACTACTGGATCGACCAAACCGATGGCCCGATGCCCGTGATCCGTTTCCTCGAAGAGCCCGGCATCTACGAGGGAACAGCCATCACCGTGACCTACACGGCGGGATACAGCAGTATCCCCGATCCACTGGTGCACTGCGTCATTTCGCTCGTGGGCGCGTACTACAACAACCCCGAGGCGATCCAGCCCATCGCGCTGGCAACGGTCCCGCTGTCCGTTGAGTTCATCCTCGACCACTGGTCCACCAATTCGAGGATTCGCTGAATGATCAGCGGTGGCCGACTCATGCACGTGGCAACGCGGTTGACGCCGGACGGCGCGACCGATGCGCTGGGCATGCGTTCCGGCACGTTCACTGCATCGGGCACGTTCCGCTGCGACATGCGCACCGACGCGGCAACCGAGCAGCAGTACGCCGATGGCGTGGCCATCGTCAAGAATGTCGAGATCCGAACGCGGTGGCCGAACATCGCGCGCGTCAGCCTCACGGAACTTGATCGGCTGCAGGTGCGCGGGCGCACGCTCAAGATCAACGGCATCCGCGATCTCGACGAGGCGGGCCGAGTCGCCGTCATCGACTGCACGGAGGTGACGTGATGGCATCCATCGAAACCGCAGTGCGTGCCATGCTCACAAGCCAGACGGGCGGCGATATCGCCGCGCTGCCGGACGCGCGGATCACCCACGGCTTCCGTCTGCAGGAAACCGCGCTACCCGCGATCACCTTCGAGGTCGAGCGAACCGAATACATCACGATCGGCGCAAGCCCGCTGCGCATGGCGAACGTGGAGCTTCGCGTCATCGCGGACACCACCACCGCGGCGCTGGCGTTCGAGGATGACATTCAGACCGCCGTTCGGGTTGGAACGTTCGACACCATTCCGTTCCTCGCGGTCGATTTCTCCGGGCGGCAGGTCGAGCCCCCGAGCGTGGCTGACGGCGACGAGGCCGAGCCCGCGCAGTTGGTCTGCTATTTCACGATCTACTACTAGGAATCCCCATGGCGATCAATTCCGCTCTATCAAGCTTCTCTTTCGCAGGCAATGTGGTGGCCGACACCGGAACCGCGACCGTTTCGCTGCAGCGCCCCGCGCTCGAGCTGACCAGCATCGGTGATGCCGCGCAGCGTTTCCTAGCGGGAGTGGGCGGCGCTACCGCAAGCCTTGAGATCTTCCACGACCTCGACAACGCGGGGCACAAGGCGATGGCGGATCAGCTGAACGATGCATCGGCGGCTGCCGCTGTGGTGATCACGCTTGAGACTGGCGAGACATTCACCGGAAACGGGTTCTGCACTGGCTACGAGGTGACGGCGCAGGCGGGCAGCCTCGTCCGCGCCAATGTCACCATCCAGTTCACCAGCGCGTCCGGCTCCTCCTCCAAGCCCGTCACCATTGCGAATACCTAAATGGCCGCCAACGCCAAGATCGCTTCCCTCGCCGTCAAGATCGGGTCCACGTGGACCGCGGTCTCGGAGGTCGGCACGGCAACGATCTCCGTGCAGCGCGGCGCGCAGGAAGTGACGGAGTGGGACAACAACGACGCGCAGTACCTGCGCGGGGTGTCGCGCACCACGGTGCAGTTCGAGTGCTACTGGGATGTGTCGGTTAGCACCCATACGAAGTTCGAGAATGACGTCATCACGGCAACGGAAACGGAGATCCGTTTCGTGTTGTCCTACCCGCCAGCGCCGACCGTTCGCACCTACGAAGGCAAGTGCGTCGTGACGGGCTACGAGATCACGGCAAGGAACGGCGACCTGATCCGCGCGAACATCACGGTGCAGATGGCCACGGGAATGACGGTTACATGAGCAACATACGAGACATCATCAAGCTGCGGAACGTACCCAGTGTCGTGGACGGCGCGCCCGTGGCGCTGCGGCGACCGAGCGCGCTCGACCTGCTGGAAGCGCTGCAGTTCGCGGAGAAGACACCACAGCAGATGCTGGCGTGGTTCTGCTGGCGGCATCTGCTGGACGAAGCGGGAAACCCCGTGTTCGACACGCTCGAAGCGGCGTTGGCTGCGGATGCGTCCGTGGTCATGCGCGCCGGACAGCAGATCGAAGCCCTGTACGGAGAAGGACGGGACTAACGGAGGGCCAGCGCACGGTGCTGCGTTGCGCCCTGAATCATTCGAGCACCGATCTCGACTCCCTTTCCGTGGCGGTCATAAATGTTGAACTTGATATCCCGGATTGGGAAGGCATCCGCCGCAGGATCAACGCCCGGAAGGGCGACGGGCAAGGGGTCGGGCTACATCACGGCAACGGTGGACAGGGCATCGTTGGCCAAACTCACGCGCCAGCTCGAATCCGTGGACAAGAAGGTCCGCGACAAGGTCGCCAAGACCGCGCTCCGCGAATGGGGTAAGCAGGTTCGCCGCGTGACGAAGGCCGCGGCTTGGAAGCGCGCCGAGCGCACCAAAAAGCAGATCACCATGAAGGTGAAGGTGTACAAGCGCGCCATATGGGCTGGCGTCGGTGTCAAGACCGACCGTATCCGCAAGGGCCAGAAGGCCGAGCGCCCGGGGCGATACAGCGCGTACGTCGGCTGGAAGGCCCACTTCATGGAAGTCGGCTGGCACGCGTGGCCCAAGGGCAAGAGCGGAAACACCGAGCGCGTGCAGCAGGTTCTGCGGAACAACGAGATCGACGCCGGACGCCCGCGCATCATCAAGTACAAGCGAACGCTCAACGGCAAGGTGATCGTGCAGGCCACTCGTGAACGCAAGCGCGCTGTCTCGAAGAGCACTGCGCGAGGCGGCGGCGGGCGCGGCTGGAAGAAGGGCTTGCGCGGATATAAGGGCGTGTTCCAGTCGCAGTACGCCCGGCACTACATCTGGAAGGGCTGGCAGCACGGGAAGCGGATCGCGCCGAACCTCGTGGTGCGCGGGATCGAAGAAGGGCTGCGCGAGGCAGCGAGGGCCGCATGACAGCGATCACACCACTCAAGATCCCGATCACGGTCAACACGAGCCAAGTCGCACCGGCGATGAAGGGCGTGGAGAAGACCGTTGCCGACAGCGCGCAGCGGATCTCGAAGATCCGAGGCGCTATCACTCCCGCCCTGGGCGGTCTGGGCCTAGGCCAAGGCGCGTCGATGCTGGGCGGTTTCACGCAGCTAGGTGGCGGCATGGGCGCGGGCGCGGCAGTGGTCGGCGCTGGCGCACTGGGCCTTTCCGCTCCACTGAAGCTGTCCCAGATGTACCTGTCGAGCATGGCCACGGCCAGCCAAGGCGCGTCCCAGGCGTTGATGAAGTTCAACGAGACCGGGCAGCAGACGTACGCGGCGAACAGCGCACTGCTGCAGCAGTACGCGAACCTCGAACAGAAGGCGAAGACGCTGACCAGCGATCAGACGAGCCTCACGGGCAATTTCATGGTGGGCGCCTCGCGCGGCGGGGCCACTTCATTCCTCGACCGCGAGGCCGCCATCATCTCCGAGGGTTGGAAGGGCATCGGCGCGTTCGTCGGCACCCTCGCGGGCGGCGGCAGCTTCAAGGAAGCCTCGCTGCAGGAGCAGCTGACGGGCACGATGTCCGAATCGGAAGCCGCTAGGCTGCAGACCGAGATGGCGAAGGCCCGGCAGGCGAACGGCATGAACGCTATCGACGTTCTGGTGCCGATTCTGGGCACGCTGAAGCTGATCAAGGAGTACCTATGAACGTCGGAGCGGTATACACCTCCTACAAGACCGGCTACACGGCACGAGTCGCGGAACTTGGTCAGCCCTCCACCATCACGGAGGAAATCACGATCAAGAAAAACGATGACACGCCGATCACGCCGGATCAGGAGTGGGACGCCATCGTGCAGGAGGGTGGCCACATCCCCGAGATGAACGGCTACTACTTCGGCACCGTTCCGGCTGGCGCGACGTGGGAGCAGTACCTCCGATGCCGCAGTCATTCGTGGCGAAGCGGTCCGCGCGGCATCCTCGTGGTGAGTGTCGAGTATTCAACCCTGTACATGCTCGACCCGGCGGCGGCCACCGAGCGCTACGCAGCGCCTTCAAGCGTCGATTTCGCCAGCCGTTCGCGCTCCGTCACGCTGTACCGCACCTCGTGGACCACGCAGCCGCCCACAACGTCGGCCAACATCACCGCGGACATCGGTGGAAACGCCATCGGTGGCGGATTCGTCGGCAAGCCGGACCAGGTGAATCAAGTGGCCATTCGGGTGAAGACCACGTTGGACGCGTCCGCCGTCGCCATGGACGCCGTCTATGGCAACCGCTACACGATCGTCGGAAAGCGGAACACCGACGCCGTTGGTGGATTCCCCGCGTACTCGCTGGTGTGCGAAGGCGTGAGCGCGGCGAAGGTAGGCGGCGGCTACGAGTTCTACGAGGTGACGTTCGATCTCGTGTGGGACCGCTGGTATCACTTCGAGCAGGTGCCGACCATCGCGGAAGCGGGCCTACCCCGGCAGAACAGCAGCTTTGGGCCGGACGAAGTCAAGTGGCAGCGCGTCGAACTTCCAACCGCGGCCTTCCTGCCGATCATGTTCCCCGCGATACCCGGACCGGGCACCGACACTGCATGGCAGGACCGCACCCTGAAGGGGTTCTGGACGCCATGAGCTTCCTAGGTGACATCCGCCGTCAGCAACTCGACATCCAGCGCGTGGCGTCGAAGTCGCCGCAGTACCCGTCGATGGGACAGGGGATGGTGCTGATGAAAGTGATCAGCAGCACGCTGATCACTGGCAGCGACAAGCGGTATCTGTACACGCTGCGCGAGGCCGTTGTGTCGGCAGCGCCGACCTACGCGCCGACGCAGTCGGTCAACCTGCCGCAGTATTTCGGCCTGTCGGTGTCGGAGCTATCGAACGCCGGGCCGACGTATTCCTATGGGATCACAGCTGGCAACGTGCCAGCCGGATTCAACGCCGTGGCGATACCGACCAATTCGTATTGCGCGGCTTTCCCGCACTACACAACCGAAGGCGATGTCGTGTTCCTGATCGTGAACACGCAGGCCATCGACGGAGCGTGCAACCCATAATGGCACACCCAAGCGACACCCCCCAGCGTGACATCATCATTGAGAGCGGCAGCACGTTCACCATGGCCGTTAAGTGGACTGGAAACGTGGCCGGCCAGAGCTTCGCCATGAAGGGCCGCGCATCCCACGGATCGTCCACCGTCGTTTTCGATCTCTCGACGCTGAACGGCGATATCGCTGCCACGCACGGTGGCGGCGAAACAACCATCACCGTCACCATCGCCGCAACCGCGACGGCGGCATTCACCGCACCCCAGTACGGGGTGTACGATCTTGAGGGCACTACCGCTGGGGTCACCACGCGGTTTGCCGAAGGCACCTACTACATCACTCCGAACGCCACGAGGTAACACCATGGGATACAAGTTCTGCCGCCCGACTGCGGGCGCTGCGTACACGGCACTCGACACCATCAAGGGCGAAGTCAACGCCATGCTGATCAACGGCACTGGCGTGACGGTTCGCGTTGTCGGCCCTGCGGCGGACGCAACCGCTGCCGCTGCGCAGGACACTGCGGGCATCTACATGTCCATGCCATCCGTCGCGCAGGCGGTCTACCTCATCAACTGCGACCCCTCGCAGACGTGGATCAAGGCCGAGTCAGGCGGCGGAAACCTGCAGGCGCAGTTTAACTGGTGACACCATGGACGTGGGCACTCTCGCCGGGGCACTTGGAATCATCGCCAGCGTGGTGACTACCACGATGGTTGTCGTCGGCAAGTTGACGCGCGTGGAGGTCATGCTGGCCGAGCTGCGCGCGACCATGGCGCACTACGAAAGCCGCATCGCGGCACTGGAGCGGAAACAGAATGAAAGGCAACCGTAAAACAACCTTCGCGGGCATCGCGGCCATCCTCACGGCGGCGGCGGGCATCCTGAACGGCTGGCCCGAGGCAGTCGATTGGCCCGCAGCCATCTCCGCGATCATCGCGGGCGTGGGCCTCATCATGGCCAAGGACGCAGAGAAGATTGCTTGAACGCGTGCTCACCAACATCGCCATCGCCATCCTCGCGCACTACGCGCGAAGGCCGCGTGCCGTGGATGCCGACAACGATCCGCGCCGCGCTCGTGCTGCCGATGCTGTGCGCGAGTGGCTGCGGCGAAACAGTTCTGGTGCGTAGAGGCTCTCCCGTAAGGATTGCGGAGCCTGTGTACGTGTTTCAGTTGGAGGGCGGCGAGTGGGTGCGCAGCGCCCAGCGCGTTGACGTACGCGGTTGGTACGCCGTGAGCCCCGAGGAGGTCGAGTGAGCAACCTGTACAAGTGGTGCTGCTGCGGCGACCAAGGCGATCCGTGTGCGCCCGCGTGCGAATGCGATTCCTCGTACATCATCTCCGCTATGAGCGGGCAGATCTCCTTCGAGGCATCGACCACGAACGTGACGCCGTGCACCACGCTGTGCGATCAGTATGACGGCGGCAACATCCAGACATACGTCGGCCTCAACATCACGTTGTTCCAAGGCAACACGCAGCCGCTGGCGCGCCCGGTTGGCAAGTGTTGCTATCAGGCGTACGGCGAATTCAACGGCACCTACAACTTCAACCTGACGCAACGATGGTTCTGCTGCGGCATCGGGCAAGGAACCGTTTGCACGCACACCGAGAACGCCAGCGGGAACATCACGCTGCCGTTCTGCTATACGGCGTACTGCGATCCACTCGCGTACAACAACGGCCCCGGCTGGGTGCACACGCTGACCATCTGCGGCTTCTGTCACGGCAACATCCAAGTGGTGACCGCACCGCCCACGCTGCAGGAGTGCATCGACGGAATCAGCTGCGACGAGATGCCGCTGGCGCGCTACGGCCTGTGCGTTGGCGGTGCCACCTATGAGTGGCGCACCCCGCTCAAGTGCCTCGACATCATCAACCGAAACACCGAGGTGAACCCCATCGGGCCATGCATCCAGCCGGGCCCGTGCGCGGTTGCCGATGGTGACGGGCCCTGCATTCCGCTGTCCGTGCAGCAGTCGCTGCTGAATGGCCCGTTCAGCCCGTATGTCGTGGCCGAGTTCACCGCTGGCAACCCCAAGCCGGAGGAGTGCGACGAGACCAGCATCGGAACCTTCCCCGGCAGCACTGGCCCGTGGACCATCGCGCTGAATTGCGTCAGCCACAAAGACCTGTGCACTGGTGGGTATGACTACACCTCCGACTGCTGCCGCGCGGAACTTTCCTATGGGTTCAATTTCCCCGTCATCGTGTAGGTACATGCGGGACGGGCGGTGCACCAACCGCCTCGCGCTGCCCCTGTACGGCCCTCGACCGTCCAAGGGCGTCTGCGCCCAGTGCCAGCATCGGAACGGCCTACGGGGGCTTGGCGATGCCGTAGCGTGGCTACTGTCGTGGACCCCAGCGGTACGGCTGCAGCGGCGGGGCTGCAAGGCGTGCAAGCGCCGTCAAACCGCCATGAATGCGGCTCTGCCGTTCCAGCCGAGCGCGAATCAACGGAAATGTGGAACTTGCTCTAAAGCGCGCCCCGTTGATTAGCCGAATGATTATGGTAGGGGCATGTCGCACAACCCCTACAAGCGTTTCGGCGTGGCCATGACGGAGGACACCTACACCAAGACTTCGCGCCTCGCGCATGATCTTGCAATGCCGATGTCCCGCGTCGTGGCCGAGGCAATCAACCACTTCGTGCTGATCAAGTTCGGCACGGAACTTCAAGAGGAGACCCGCCCGTGGAAACAGTCGCGTTCGCAGCCTTGGTCACGTTCCTCGTCG